GGGTCGCAGAGCGCGCATAATAATCAAAGGCGGAAACAATGACCGCCTTTCTGCCACAGAGATATTCAGAGATGTAATAGCCTTCATCGGCATAAGCGGTCATAGTAACACTCCTTTAAGCCTCTACGGCTGAATGGCAGTAGATACCTGCCTTTTTATTCTCGTAAACATCGGCAATACCGACCATACGATAACCAAACTTCCAACCGTCAGAACTCTGATTAACTGACGGCTCAATAACCTTTGTGTCAAGGTGCTTTGTGAACTGAATCGGAGCAGAGCCGTGAATAATCATAAAGTTGATATTCTTGCCCGAAGTCGCCTTTTTGTAACCGCCCTTTTCCTTGCTTGAGGATGTGCCGTCAAGCTGTTCAATTGCTGTATAGAATCTTGACTGCGGCACAAGTGTGGTATCTGCAAAACGGCTGAGAACCTCCCTTGACTTTGTTGTGTCAAGGTCCTGCACAAGACCGTAAAGCGGTGATGTGATGAAAAGGTGTCTGTTCTCGAAAGGAACTTCGTCCTCGTCCATTTTTGTTGAGGCTGTGCGGAGAGCCCTTACAACCTCTTCGCCTGTTGTGAGAGTTGCACTCACGGAAGAAATACCGCTTGTACCGGCATACTTTGCAAAGCGGAAAGCGTCAAGCTCGGGAACAACCTTTGTGCGGATAAACTCGCCCGAAAGTCTGCCGAATGCAATGCCTGCCGTTTCTGCGTTGTCCATTGTGTCAACCGTGAACATTCTGCCACGGTCAAAGTTACATTTCACGGTTTCGTTTGTAAGCTCAACATCGCCGTCAACATAACCGCTGTTGCGTGAGTAGTCTGCAAGACCGTCCATTGTGAGCATCGGAATGATAAGCTCGTTTGCGTTAGCGCCCTGTGTTGCAAGGTCTGACGCACCGTCAATTTTGCTTGTGAGTGCAGACTGCTTATAGACCTCATCAAGCAACGCTGTGTACTGTTTAAAAAGTGCAATTGTGTTTGCCATAATAAAATCACCTCATAGATTTAATAAAATTATTTCTTTTCGGCAGAAAGTCCCATAGCCGCACGCATTGACGCAAGCGGATTTGAGCCTGTACCGCCGTTACCTGTATCGGTTGCACCGACAGGATTCTGAAAAGGCTCGTCAGAACCGAACATATAGCCGTTTTCGGACTTAACCTGTTCGAGAGCCTTTTTGATGTCATCTGCCTGATTTTTAGATGCTTTCAGGTTTTCAAGGTCAAGCAGAGCCTTGACAGCCTTTGAGTTTCTTGCACCGCTTTCCGAAATTGCACCGTCAAGCACTGAGTTAAATTCCATATCCGCAATCCTTGTCTGATACTCGGTTTCCTTTGTTTCAAGTTCACCGTTGAGCTTTTTGATTTCGCCCTTGAGCTCGTCCACATTGACACCCTCAAACTTTTTGAGTGCAGTCTGTGCAGTTTCAAGCTGTGACTTGTAGTTGTCCCTTGATGTGCGGAGCTTTTCAACCTCTGACACTGTTTTGTAATTATCCGCAAAGGCTTTTTCAAAGTCTACCTTTTTATCTTCGGGAACTGTAAAGCCGATTTCGGAGAGAAGTGTGTATATATTCTTCATAGTAAATCCTTTCTGCATAGCTTGTATTCCGCTTTGCCTGCGGTAGAAATTCAGCCGTTGTAACCTACGGCAGGGTAAAATAAAAGCACCTATGCAATCAAATGCAAGGGCGCTTAATCTGTTTTTTCTGTTTTAACTGCTTTGGCTCTCGGCTTTTGGGGAGCGTCAGGCTTGACCTCTTCTGCAAAACCACCGTCAATGAGTTCCTTTGCTCTCTGCTCGGAGCATTCAAAAACTTCATTCACAGGTCGGGTTACATAACCGTTCTGCCTGTCATTAAATGCTGTTGTTACTCTGATTTTCATTCTGTCACCACCTTTCTAAACCGGTCGAAATCGACGGGTGTAAATACAAAAAGCACCCTATAATCAACATTGCTGTCGATTATAAAATGCTCAATTCGTAATTTTATGCTGTTTTTGTGAATTGCATATAACAAAACCGCCCTTTTTACGGAGCGGTTAGATTATGCCACTATCTTTTAGATATTGCATTTTTTGTTTCTCTCTAAGCTTACTGTAAAGTGCTTCAGCATCTTTAGCTTCTTGTGGAGCATCTTCACGCAAAGTGACATTTAA